AGAAGATTTTGCTATTTCATCTTTGGCGGAATTTTTACAATATTCTCACTATACGCAACGGCTGCAATAGTAACAGCACTGTCTGCTTTTTTGAAGTAGAGGGGAAAATGAAAAAAGCAGGACGTCCACCAAAATTCAACCAGAAAATAGCGAGCGAAATCATTGTCAGGCTTCAAAACGGCGAAAGCCTTTTGCAGATTTGCCGCGATGAACACATGCCTGCTCGCAGCACGGTCCTTGTCTGGATGGATAAGGATGTCGATTTTCGGACAAGGTGCGCACGCGCACGCGAGGAAGGGGCTGACATTGGTTTTGACGAAATGCGGGTTATCGAGCGTAGAATCCTTGCCGCTGAGATTAACGCAAAAGCTGGCGGTGTTGTTCTGTCGTCCATGCAATGGAGACTCTCAAAGCTGGCTCCAAAAAAGTATGGCAACAAGATTGATGTAAGCCAGGCTGTTCAGGCTCAGGTTGCAGTCACGGACGAAAGTTTAACCTTTGAAGAAAAGGTTGCTGAAGCAAAGGCTATGTTAGAAGCTATGGGCATAGGTACGCAAATATTTGAACCGGACGATGTCGAATGAAATATCGGATGCACTCAAAACGCTTCTAATAGCGGAGGTTAGAGAATCATTTTGGGCGTATCGCCAATACATGAATCCCAAGATGAAAAAAGGATGGTGGCAGCGCACTATCGCTCGTGAATTGCAGCAATACTACGTTGACCTTGTTTCAGGCAATAAACCAAAACTTGTCATTCAGGCACCACCACAGCACGGCAAGTCTGAAATGATCGTGGACTTTATCGGATGGCTATCAGGCCAGAACCCTGACTTGCGAACGATATACGCATCATATTCTGACAGACTTGGTACACGTGCAAACCTGCGCTTGCAACGTGCCTTCGATTCGCCAAAGTATCAGGCGGTTTTTCCGGGAACACGTATCAACTCAGCCAATGTCGTAACGGTATCAAAGCAGACGCTACGCAACAGATCAATACTGGAATTTGCAGGCAGGGAAGGCTATTTCCGAAATACCACTGTTGGCGGCTCCATCGTCGGTGAGGGCCTTGATCTTGGCGTTATCGACGACCCCGTTAAAGGGCGCGAAGAAGCAAACAGCCAGACAATACGTGACAAGACGTGGGATTGGCTCCTGGACGATTTTTACACCCGGTTCAGTGAAGATGCCGGACTGCTCTCAATTCTCACCAGATGGCACCCTGACGACCCTATAGGACGGCTCATTGAGCACATGCCTGACGTCAAAGTCGTTTCGTTTCCCGCAATCGCCACTGAAGATGAATTGCACCGCAGAAAGGGTGAAGCGCTGTTTCCAGAGCATAAAAGTCTGGAATTTCTCAAGGCGCGCGAAGCCGTCATGTATCCCGCATATTGGGAAGCACTGTACCAGCAGAATCCCATCATGCCTGAAGGGAACATGTTCAGGCTGGGCAAAGTCGAGCCAGTGGACGAAATCCCGCACGGTGTTACACGATGGGTTCGTGCCTGGGACTTCGGGGCAACAACGGACGGAAACTATTCCTGCGGTCTGCTCATGGGCAGATACAAAGATGGCAGATACATCATTGCAGATATCGTGAGAGGACGCTGGGGACCGGATGAACGGGATACCGTTGTTCGGAATACGGCAGCAGACGACGGGCGGGAAGTCTTGGTAAGCATACCGCAAGACCCCGGACAGGCGGGTAAAACGCAAGTCGTTTATCTCACTCGACAGCTTGCAGGATACCGGGTGACAAGCTCAACAGAATCCGGCGACAAGGCAATAAGGGCAGAACCCGTTGCAGCACAAATGAACGTCGGCAATGTCCTGATGCGTCGTGGTGCATGGAACCGGGCGTTCAGGGATGAACTGACCAGCTTTCCGAACGCACGATATAACGACCAAGTGGACGCCCTATCAAGAGCATTTACCGAACTTTTCGTAAAAGGCAAAACAGTATGGGAAGTAATGTAACACTCAACGATGGCTTGACCAGCATGACGACAAAGCTGGGGCAGCGTTCGGAATCACGAAGGTATTCATCAACAAGACGGCTCACGCCCAACTATCTGTGGAACCTTTATCGCAGCAACTGGATAGTCAGAAAGTACGTTGACAAGACCGCTGGAGATATGCTGAAGGAGTGGCGGGAAAACAATTCATCAGACTTCGCAGCAGAGGACCTGGCTGCTTTTGAAAAGCTGGAAACGGAACTGAAGGTCAAGGCGATTGCGGAGGAAGCACTAACATGGGCGTCGCTCTTCGGGGATGCAATCATTCTGGCAATCACTGATATATCTGATGAGCAATATGCCTTGCCACTGCAAATTGAATCAGAGGAAATCAGGCGGTTCCTGGTCATTGACAGGCGCAGCTTTACCCTGGGCGAAACAGAAAAGTCAATCGCATCTGACAACCTGGGCAATCCAAAAGAGTTTGAAATCAACGGCAATCTAAAAGTGCATCACAGCCGCGTCCACAGAGTCCGGGCGGGTAAACAGCCATACACGGAAAAGAAGCGACAGAGATACGGCGAATCAGACATTGACCCGTTTTATAAAACAATCCGTATGTTCGATGGCATCAGCACCAGCATTGACGATATGGTTGAAGAAAGCAATGTGGACGTTCTGGCACTTGAAGGCCTGAATGATCAGATCAGTGCAGGTCAGGAAGAAGAAGTCATGAAGTATGCAATGCTGACGAAAGAACTCAAGTCGAGTTCCAATCTGATGCTGGTGGACAGTACAACAAAGTACGATCAGAAACAGTCAAATTTTGGCGGTCTTTCTGAAGTGTGGACGAAAGCGTCAAACGTCCTTGCTGGTGCGCTGGACAGGCCCATCACTGTTCTTTTCGGTCAGTCTGCCAGTGGGTTCAACTCGGGTGAAGAGGACAACAAAAACTACTACGACACAATAGCTGCTTTGCAGGAATCACGGCTGCGCCCTATTCTCGATTTTTTCGACAAATTCATCTTTGACAAGATGGGCAAAGTACCGCAGGACTGGTCTTACAAGTTTCCAACGATTGACGTCATGAACAAGAAAGACCACGCAGCCATTTTCGGCTCGTATGCCACTGGCATGACGACAATGGTGCAGGGCGGGATTCTTACAGAGTCGCAGGTTCTGAAAGAACTGAAGCAGCGCGGAATATTCGAGAACATTACGGACGCTGACATAATCGAAGCGGAAAGCCTGGGCAGCAGCCATGAAGCTGGCAGAGATACTAGAGAAGAATCGGTTGCAGACACGGCGAAAACGCTCGCTGCGTCCTATTCGACCGAGTAAGCACGCTGAAGTCTGGTATCGTGACCAGCTTCTGGCACTTGTGAAGTCAATGGAGAAAGTCGCGCTGGACGCCCTTAGCGGGCATACACTGGCCGATGATTCCAAAGGCAAGGTTATGTCAAGGGACGAAGAGATAAGGCGTGCTCGCGCCTTAGAGGTCATTATCCGCAAGCTGTCTGATATGGTGCGTGGCAGCTTTGCCGTGACTATTGCAGCAGGTGCTGTTGCACGAAGCAATGAGCAGAATAAGAGGGCAATAATCTCAAGCCTGAAACTGCACTTCGGTATCAGCATGGACGGCCTGATGGGAAACAGCGTTGTGGCAAAGACAATGGAACTGGCCGTCAGAAACAACGTCAATCTGATCACATCAATCAAGAACGATTTCATTCATGAAATTGGAGACCTGATCAGAGGTTCAATCCATCAGGGCAGACGTCACACCGACATGATCGGGATGATTCGTGACTTGGGTGACGTCACGGAGTCGAGGGCACGGCTCATAGCACGGGACCAGACTGCCAAGATCAATTCTGATCTTACACGGGAAAGACACCAGTCGCTTGGAATCACACTCTACATCTGGAGAGGTGCTGACGATAACCGGATGCGTGAAGCGCACAGACTGCTCAATCGGATGTTGTGCAGATACGATGATGAAACAGTCTACTCTGACGACGATGGCAAGACGTGGAAATCACGGACTTCCCTGCACGGCTTTGACGCAAAGCTGGGTGAGATGGTTCACGCCTTTATCGGGCACCCGGGTGATGATTACCAGTGCCGCTGTGTGCAGATACCGCACGTAGTGATTGAAGGCACTGACAGCAAGTTTATGGCTGATTCGGGTGAGAGAAAGCGACACCCAGCAGGAAGTCCTGAAGGCGGACAATTTGCTTCTGAAGGTGGAAGTGATGGTAAAACCAGCGATGAAGAGAAGCAAAAGAAGATTGACAGTATCAGAATTGACCCGGCTAAGGAAGTGAATGAGCTGCCACGCCTTAATAAAGAAGATTTAGAAACGCTTGGCGTTGAGGATAAGCCTGTCACGATACACAAGAGGGTTTTAGCCAAGCACCCAGAGGTAGAGTCAAAAGACATTCCTGTCATACTTGGAACGCTTTATAAGCCAGAGGATATCTTGCCAGCTAGAGAAGGTCGACCTTACTTCAATTTCATAGCAAGATATGGGGTGAATAGAAGTGGGCTTGTTATGCTTGATGTGCAGGAAACTAAAACATCATTCGAAGTAGGAAGTTTTCACTGGCTTAGAGATAAAGCAAGAGACCGGAAAGAAAGAAAAGGAAGGGAAATAGAAAAGGACTAAGGGTGATACGGGAGGACGGCCACCTCTCCATCGCAATCAGCAGCAATGCTGAACCGGCAGTCGGGCCTTTCTGACGTTCATATCACCCTTATATTCACTATACAAGAAAACACTCAAAAAGTAAACAAAGCAAAAACCCGTGATGTTTGGCGCATCGCGGGTTTTTTATTTTCCACCGTCTCAAGGCTAGGAGCAGACAGTGAAACTTAAGAAAGATTATAACAGGATTCGTTTTTTATTGTCACTAAGCAAAGGCATAAAAATGGACACACCAAGCAGCAGATGGCTCATATTTTGTATTGGCCTTGCGATTCTTTTGTTAAGCGCATCGCCCATAGTGATTGCGCTGATAAATAAATGGTGATGGGAAAAAGCAAAAATGCTTGAGGTTATCGAAAACAATAAACACGCAAGACGATTCTGTTATGCAGTCGTGGTCTGCATATCGCTGTACGCAATACCCGGAATTCTCTACGCAATCGGAGCGTTAATCAAATGAAACTAGTCGACAGGCAAGAAGCCAAAATCAAATTCAATATCACGCCTGAAGGGTATCTGATGCAACGCTGTCATATCGCAAGGATAGGCAGCATGAAATATGACGGAGCTGAAATAGGCAAGACAGCAGGTGTGTCATATGACATCTACACCGATGCT